CCCAACGCACGGCAAGAAGCCTTTAGACAGATTGCCCGCAAGGTCGAAGCTCGCTATGGGCAGATGAACTACAACACGCTGTTTATGGACAAGACTCTCAAAGACATCGGCGTGGCGACGAATTTGTCTCTGGGCTGGAACCTTGGATTGCTGGATCAATATGCTGGAGGAGCGATTGACTTGGGAAGGGCGGTGGTAGAGAAGGGTTCGGTGAAGGAGAAAGTGGCTTCGGGACTGCTCGATCGCCCGATTATGGCTGCTTACTATGTGTCGTCCGCGTTGATGGTTGGTGGCTTGCTGCATTATTACTTTACTGGTAAACAGCCCCAGCAATTAATTGACTACACCCATCCTGAAAGTGGCGAGAATGACCAGTTCGGGAAGCCCATCCGCCTCAACACTATGTTTTATACCCGTGAGTTTGAAGGCTTGTACAAACACATACAACAGCAAGGAGCAGTTGAAGGTGTCGAAGACTTCGTATTGAACAAAGGCTCAGGGATCTTTGAGATGGCGAAGTCGGGGTTGACTGGAATAGATAGCCTAGGCCAAGAGATTCGCAGGCCAGAAGATCCTGCGTATAAACAACTTGAGCAGACGCTGCTTAGCGAGTTCGCTGGTATTGAGCCGATTAGTCTGGAAGCTATTCAAAAGTCTACTGGCTCGCCGGTCAAAATGGGAGTGCTCAGTGGACTTGGTTTTATCCCCGCTGGCAAGTATATCAGTGAAACTGTTACCGAGGGTAGGATCGCTACTGCCTACGGTAGGTATGTAAGGCCAAAGGAAACGTCCTATGATCGGGTAGCTTATTCGAAGGATGTAAAAGCGCTGCAAAAGGCTTACACTAAGGATAGTCCTGAATACGACAAGCTTATGGATGCCGCGCAGGACAAATACGATCTCAAGGCTGATGACATTCGGCGGCTAGAGAAACAGTTCAGACGGGAGGACGAGTTCGATCCTTCGGTTTATCAGTTTTCGAGGCTTGACTGGCAACACCAGAAAGTGCTGTTGGACCAAATGACCCCAGAGGAAAGGGAAAAATATCTGCCGCATTCGAGCAAAAAGCACTTGAGGGACAATTATGAAGCTCCTGTTGCTCGATAACGACGGCGAAGGAATGGGCGTTGACCTCGCTCTCAGAGCCCTCGAACACGATAACGAAGTTCGTTATTGGCTCCCCACCGAACAGTCCGGCGAGCGCCCGCAATTCGGTGAGGGAATGTTCGAGCGGCCAGTGGACTGGAAGCCTTCAATGGACTGGGCTGATCTAATTGTGCTTACAGGGAACTCGGCCTATGCTACTCCGCTTACTGAATATTTCGGCAAGGGTTATCCGATCTTCGGTGCTAATGCGAAGGCCGCCGAACTCGAACTTGACCGCGGGATCGGTCAGGAAGTTCTCAAACGCTATGGCGTCAACACGCTTCCTTACGAAGTTGTTAAAACTGTTGATGAAGCCGTCGATCATATCATCGACGCGCGGAAGCCTTTTGTAATGAAGCCTTGGGGCGGAGATGGCGACAAGTCGATGACTTGCGTGCCCCACGACGTAGACGAGGCAGTCTTTACTCTCCGTAAGTGGCAGAAAGAGAAAAAGTTCAAAGGCCAGTTAATGCTGCAAGAGAAAGTCGATGGGATTGAAATGGGAGTGGCAGGATGGTTCGGCCCCGGCGGCTGGTCGGCGGCTATCGAGGAATCCTTCGAGCACAAGAAATTCCTCAACGACGACCTTGGCGAGAACACCGGCGAAATGGGGACGGTTATCCGCCATGTGAGCGAGTCTAAGCTCTTCAACAAAGTCCTTGAGCCTCTGACTGACTATCTCCATCTTTGCAAATACACAGGAGACTGCAGTGTCAACTGTATCATTGACGATCGAGGTCGCCCGTGGCCCCTGGAATTCACCATGCGCCTTGGCTGGCCGGACTTCTGTATCCGCCAAGAAGTCACCAAGGGCTGTCCGGTGGAATGGATGCTGGATCTTTTATCAGGTCGAGATACACTTGAAATATCCACAGCCGTTGCGGCCGGCGTGCTTATGGCCCACGGTGATTTTCCAAAGTGCAAAGACCCTAATCCACTCTGGACTGGAATGCCAATTAACGGAATCACGACAGAGAACTACGAACACTTGCACTTCCAGCAAGTGATGAGTGGTGAGGCGCCGAAGGTTGTAGGTGGCAAAGAGAAAAATCTCAGGATGAGCCTAACTGCAGGTACTTATGTGTTGATTGCTGGAGGTTCAGGCAAAACCGTTAGCCAAGCGATGGAGAAAGTTTATGGAGTAGCGAACGAGATTCGTTGGCCTGGAAACGTGATGTATCGCACAGACATTGGTCGGCGGCTGGAAAAAGAACTTCCAATCTTGCAAAAACACGGTTATGCAGAGGGAATGCGCTATGGCTAGTCCGCCGAAAGGTCGAGCAGACCATTTGGAACTTGGCAGCTGGAACGCTCGATGCTCGCTCAGCGGGTTCAAGCGCAAGGCTTCTCAGATGGTCAAGAATTGGCAAGGATACTGGCGGTGTCCTGAGTTTAATGAGCCGCGGCAACCTCAAGACTTTGTTCGTGGCGAACAGGATATTCAGACTGTTCCTTGGGCTCAACCAATTGGAAAGGCTTACGTTCAAGTTTGTACCTTCAACGGTCTCGCGGCAGTTCCAAGTGTTGGGATTCCAGGCTGTATGATTCCTGGTCGAACAACTTGGGATTCAAGTTTTTATCCGCCTTTACTAGAAGCTCCTGGATTTCCTCCAGGATAAGAGGAGTATTCTTTAATGGCCTTTACACCACAGAACTTTAAAGATTTCCAGTCTGTTCCGCCGGTCACTGCAGCGTGGTTGAATGGAATTGATATAACAGTCAATGGAGTGCTTGCTGGTGCTACAACTGTAGGTGCTGCGCAGACTGCACTAGGTTACACTACGCTCGCCGCCGTAGAAGCCACGATTACAGCGTCGTACATCGGTTTAGCGATCTACCCAGAAAATGCGGCTGAGACGAGTGCTGGTGTAACTGTTGTTAACCCTCAATATCCCTACGGCAACCTGCTGCGCTATGGCATTGTGCCGAATAACGCGGGGGCAGCAGCGAACAACGCGACGATTCTGATGGCCTTAGTGAACAACGCCTATCCCAACGGCCCCACAGGGTTGATTTATTCGCCTAACACCGGCGCGGCATCAACACCGGATAATTACTATTTCGCGTTTACGAACAATGCAGCGAACTTACGGCCAGGCATCACGCTCGACTTGAACGGAACCACGTGGACTTTCTCAGGCACGTTCTCCAGTTCGTACTCCGGGTACGGATTCTTGACACTCGCCTCGGCGTATAATGTCACGATCCAGAACGGCACAATCGTTTCTAATGCCACGGGCGCAGGCGCAGCATATGCTATTCAGCTTGGCTGGCGGGACGGCAACAGCGGACTTCCCGCACAGTTCGACGCGTACACTCCGGCCTATATAGCTAACGGGCAGACACTTGGCAACATCAAAATACAAAACCTGAATATTCTATTCAATGGCAGCGGCGGTACGGCACAGTGCGGAATCCAGGCGCTCGGCGGTTTGCAGGGCGTTACGCTCGAAAACTTGTGGATAGACGGCGGCTCAAGCGCATATTCCCAATACGGTGTTTATTACGAGTTCGGTTTTGCCACCAACCAGACATCGCGCTATCAGCGACAGACCTCGCACGCACACAACTGGACCGTTCGCAATGCCAAATTCACAAACTTTGGGAACGCAAATTCTGTCGGCTTCCAATCTAACGGCGGCTATAACCTGTCGTTTGAAAATGTGACGGGCAGTAATGTTGCAAGTGTTCTCGCGTTCAGCTGTGGCGACTCTATGTTCCTCGATCCCTGGATTGGTCAAGACGATCTAGGATCGTTGCCGCAGATGCCACAAAACGGCACGAATCTTACCGGCACGTCGGGCGCGGGTCGAAATATCTGGATCAAGAACGTCACGGGCCGACTGTTGACTGGCGTCGGCGTGAATATGGTTGGTGCTTCGCAAAACGTCAGTGGTTGGGCCTCTACGCTTCAGGCATGGCTGCCCGGCGCCGCCTATGGGCTCGGTGCGCTCGTGTACAACGGCGCATTCAAATGGAAGCTGACTACGCTCGGCTCAGGTGTCAGCGTAAGTTCTACCCCCTTCGTTGGTCCCACTGCGACCAATCCGACCGTTAACGTCACAACTTCAGCGGACGCTAATGGGCTCGTGTGGACTTATGAGGGAGCAGCTTACGGCACCGGTTTTCGCGGATGGAATCTTTATCAATACGCAGTCGGTGATGTGGTCATCAACGGACAATACGCTTACGTCTGCACGCAGGCCAACACGTCCACTATTGGCCCGGCGACAGGTCCTCTCGGTATCGGCACAAACATCACGGACAATCTCGGTGGCTTGTGGTCCTCCATTCCTTCAAGCGGCGCGAGTACAACGCTGTACCCAGGCACAGGCTATCAGAATGCGTGGAACATCTCAGGGCAATTGAATCTGACGCTCGACGGTTTTGACATCGATGGAAACGCCTTAGCGTATGGAGTTGAAAGTTCTGCCCCGATCACCACGATACGCAATGGTAAACTCACCAACTGTAGCCGTGGCATCGTGACAACCCTCGATGCGCTCAACCTTGACATAGATGGTGTAACCATCCTCGATAGTAATTCGTCTTTTGGCATGCAGATCGGACTTCAGAATAGTGTATGGACACCGTACCGGCTAACCTCGGGCACCATCCGCAATTGCACCGTGGCAGGAACTTCTGTAGCCGGCGCCGCTGGGGGTATCGGTATCGCTCTTGCACAAGTAAGCAATATCATTATCGAGAACAATGTCTTAGGCTACGAGTTTGCACGCCACGGAATTACTGAACAGACACAAAGTTACGGTGTGTATTGTCCTTCGCAGACCTACGGCAATAACAGCAAGGGTATAATCGCTCGCAACAACTATGCTACGCTCCCAACCGCCGTGCAGGGTACTGGGCAAGCTTACGTTGTGTATACAGGCACTCCGAATTGCGTGCTTGATAACAATATCGGCAACGACGTGTCTTATACCGGTCCTTGGGAGGGTGTGCCGCAGCATGCGACGACTCTCACGCTGACGGCCGCGACCGAAGGGAATCTAAGTGCTGTTCTCTCAACTGCGCGCATCGATTATATCAAGCGCGGCAATCGCGTTGATTATTCGATCGAGATCGTTACCTCGACCTGGACGTACAGCTCGGCAACCGGACAGTTGACTATCAATGGCCTGCCGTTCGCCGTAAATAGCTTATTAGGATCAATATCCGTAGGCGCTCTCGCCGTTAACGGTCTCACCAAGGCGGGATACACCAATTTCGTGCTCGCGCCCATCGTTGGTACCACCACGTTAGTTATGTACGCCTCGGGATCTGGGGAACCCAATGCCGTCGTGGCGGTTACTGATTTCCCCAGCGGCGGCACGGTAGAGATGTGGGGCTCGGGGTTTTATTTTGTGACGAATGGCGCTTAACGACATGCACATAATTGACCTTGCCGCCTCCTACGTTGCCACGCTGCCGCGCGTGCTGATCGATGGCGTGCTGCTCACCGGCATCATCGGCGTGGCATTCTGGGCCGGGGTGCAGACGAATGAGCTGGGCGAGCAAAGGGAGCAGTTAAGAGAATTCAGTGCAATGGTCGTCACCGGCAAGGAGATGAGGGCCGACGAGCTGGCGCATTTTGCGACCATCGAGGAGCAGCATCAGGCCATGATGAGGGATATTGAGGAAATCAAGAGGAAGTTAAAAAGACCATGACCCCGGAAGTAGAAGCGGCGCTGCGCGCCGAACTCTCGCTCGATGAAGGCGAACGCAGGTTCGTTTACGATGATAAAACTAGTAAGGCGATCGTCGCCGGCTCACAAGTCATCGGCAACCCCTCGATCGCCATCGGCCGAAACCTCGCGGCGCGCGGCCTGAGCCCGGCCGAGATTGATTTCCTATTCACGAACGACCGCGAGCAGTTGGAGTCCGATATGTTGGCTGCGTTGCCCTGGGTAACGGCTCTATCGACCGCACGGCAGGTGGTCATGTACTCAATGTATTTCAATACCTCGCTCGGTAATATCCAACATTTTGTGAACTCCTGGCCCCATTTTCTTGCGCAGATGCAAGCCGGACAATACGATGAGGCGGCAAACAATCTGGAGACGAGCGAACCCTGGGCAACCGAGGTCGGTCCCCGCTCGCGGAGGCTTGGCGAGATGGTGAGGCAGGGATGAACATCACGAAGGTCGCCGGTTACGTCGGCGCCGTGTATGGGTCGCTGGAGCTGTACTCGGACATTGAGCATTACAAAGATTTACGGAGAAAGCATCGTGAACGATAAAGAAACGTACGCTGCGAACGTGCAGCGCCACGTAACATTGTTGCTGCTTTACGCGCTCTTTTTGCTGATCGGCGGCTTGATCGCCTGCGCCGTATTCCTTCCCTCCCCGATCAATGATAAGTTCCTTGCTATCGCCAACCCTCTGATCACGGGTATATTCGGCCTGACGAGCGGCGCAGTCGGTTTCTGGATAGCTCGGACGCGTCAGAATTCCAGCGATAATACAAGCCCTTTAGACAACCCGCCGGCAATCCCGGCACAACCTCAGGAGAAGAAACCATGACCATCAATGCAACTTTGTTCATCACGCCGCTGATCGAATTCGTCACCGGCAAGATCATCGAGTCAGGAACGAGCGGAGATGCCACGAAGCAGGCGGCGCGCGCGACCGAGCTCGTCGCCATCAACGCTGCGCTCCTGCAGATCGACCAGGGAAATCCCGCCGGCACCGTGGCGCTTGCGGCCGCGCTCAACACCTCGGCGCTATCCCCGGGCGAGGGCCTGGCGCTGCAGTCGCTCTTTGCGATCATCGGCAATCAGCTCGCGCTCGTTAATTCGGTGGCGGGCGGGACGTTGCTCGGGACTGCGGCCACCGCGATTGCAACATCGATCCTGAACGCTGCCACGACGACCGCTCAGGCGTATATCGCGAAGGCAACGGCGGCGCCAGCAGCAGTGTCAGCTTAACGCAGACGCTCGGATCGTGAGTGAGATTGCCGTAGACTTTTTGTTAGGTCCAGGGCTGCTTTCGCGGGCGATAGCCTGGTACGGCAATGGTTATGGGGGCTATTCGCATGCTGCTGGTGTCATGGCTGATGGAATTCACTACCTTGACTCACGTTCAGACATCATAAACGATGTGCCTGCCGGCGTACAGCTGCGCAAGATAGCAAGCGAGAGAGCTGTGAAGCGCACTCGCTGTGTTATCTCTTGTCCTCTCGCCGAGTACCAGGCATGGGAGGACGAGGGCCGTCGCATGATAGGTGATCCTTATGGAACGACTGATATCTGGGCTTTCATCACTGGACGCGAGGAGCACACGCGCGGACAGTGGATATGTTCAGCAACACAGCATCGTTTGCTACGAAGGATCGGTTACTTGCGCAAGCTTTCTATTCCGGATCATCAAGTAACGCCTAACTCGCTGCTTTTGGTCATGGAACAAGCGGGGTTCAAGACTTATTCGATGCCGCCCATTACGTGAGAAAGGCGGCGGCGGGATGTAGGTTTCATGTTCATGTTATTTAAATATTCCACGTCCATGTTACTCTACCTTACTTAACATATGTGTCACCGGATCAATTTTGATTAGCTTTGCTCCCACCGCGCCCATAACGATAGCGGAGAAGTCGTTGACGAACGGAAAAGCAGAATGAACGTAAGCATAAGCCGCGGCATAGCTGACTGGGGAGTTCTTCTGAACGAATTGGACAAAACGCTCGGCTTGGATAGAATCCTCCGATCGGCCGATTCGGGCGAAGACTTTAGGCATATCAGCTTCAAGGTCAGTGATTGCCTTCGCGGCGAGGGCAAGGTCTTCGGGGGTGAGAATTAGTTCGTCGCGGCACGAGGCGGCTAGAACCATTGCGAGCTTGTGGATGTGGGTTTGCTTCCGCGCGAGGTAGCCGCCGAAGCGGTCGTCTTGAAGATGCTTAGGAGGATTGGCGTAATGAAGCTTATACCACTCTTCTCCAAACTCTCTAGCTTCCTTTGTCAAGTGGTAAGGCCCGACCAGAGTTGTCGCGATGTGTTCCAGGTCGGCGGCAAGCTTCGCTTGGGTCTCCAACATTCCTGGAGGAATATGGTATATCGGATAGGCAACTAGTTTCTCTTTCTGTTCAGTGTAAACAAACAAGCAACGGCTCGTAAAGCCGCCGCCTATTATGTACTCAGGAAAATTGCCAGCTATCCACGATGGTGTAGTACACGCGATCAAATTGATCCAAGGATTTTCGACTTTATCTGAGCCAGAATTTTTAGTGACTTTACTGAATCCTCCCTGTTTACTATCCCATAATGTGACTAACAGGTCAATCATTTCGCGGTCTGTAGGATTAACTAAGTTTCCAAATTCTGACGATTCAAGTGTAAGAGCACATTGAGTGTGATAGTCTCCGTTGATATCTGGAAACGACTCAGACGCTGCTGCAAAAGCTGTAACAAGTGCAGGCCATGTCACTATATCTGGACCAAAATTAACTCCAGGCACTTTACGTAGAATGTCCATCGCTATAGCGACAGTGGTCGATTTAGAGACTATACCGGGTGGAGCTACGAATACTAAATAGTGATTGCAGCACCAACGATAGTATCCCATTGACAGCCAAACTCTACGACGTAACGCACCGGCGATAGCTGATACACCGGACCAGAAGTGCATCCGCTTAGGAGCTTCACTAAAACCTGCGTATTCGATATATGACGTAAGCCAATCCT